ATTTTAGATTCATACTTTCAGGAGGTACGATTATGACAATATTTTCAACGTTACAAAAAGTTTCAGCGGGTGCGGGTGTGTGTGGGTTGCACGGAACCAATGATTCAGGAGCCTAGGTGTGAGTAGTATTTTGGACACCGAGGGGTTCGACTCCCCTCAAGCCCACTTATCGCATAAAATCCTCTAAACGCATCTGCCCCTTGCAATTGCCACCGATTGTTGTTGGGTCCCAGCCAACTCCAATGTAGTCCAGAACCTTCGCCCATCCATAATCATTCCCGTCCTTGTCCTTGCACATGTGGAACATCAGATAATCCCACTCTTTCGGGTTACTCTCATACAACAGATCAAACCGATGCGGTCGTTTCTCCATGTGGATTCCGAAGCCGCACATACTGCATCCGGTACGCTGTGCCTTTGTTGTATACAATGTACCGTCCGGCTTTCTCTCGATTGTACCATAAATCTCCGGTATCAAAGATTCCGGCATCTGAAAATCTTCTGCTATTATCCCATCCTTGATTCCAGCAGCACGATACTTCTCTTTTAATCCGTTCTTCCAGAGATCATCCATCTCCAAGGCAAGCGTAAGAATATCCTGCCGGTGGAAGATTGCAAACGGCGCTGATCTGATCGTGGATGCCCCGAAGTAATTACAGCCATTCATCCGCAGGCTCTTGGCACGTCTTCCACCCTCGGATGCCATCAGTCCCAAATACGGCACACTGTTATGTTCCTTGCCCCAGTCATCACAATTCTTTTCTTTAAGGTAATAGCAGCATTTCGCCGATACCAGAAAATCCGGCTTTTGAAAGTCGCAGCCTTCATTTTCATTCTCATATCCACCGAACAGCTTCAACCAGCGCTGATTAAGCTGCATCTTCGAATTCTTCTGCCAGCCGCCGTATTCCCCGGTCTCTCCCGTTATGATCGCATGTCTGACTGTCTTATTCTTTTCCGTTGGATTCTGCAGCAACTCGATTTTTCCTGCAATCTCCTTGGATATGACCGGAAAGCCAAACTCCCGTATAACCTTTGGCTTTGTCCATCGTGTACCATCATCCCGCATGAGCGGTGGCACATTTATAATTCCTATTGCCTTATGTACTCTTTGAATGCTTGCATCCTCGAGTGTAGATGCTGATACACCTGGTACATCGATATGACACACTTCATGAAGGAACATATACAATATGATGCTGTCCAAACCTCCAACTGATACATGGCAGTTCAATTCTCTACGATCACATTCTGATCTGAACTCTTCCGCTCTGATCTGTGCGTATTTTCTTTTAAAGCTGTAATCCTGCTTTTCTTTTTGCATGAATGAAGCAATCTTCTCATAAGCTCCAAGTCGCTTCATCCTATCTTGTACTGATTCCATTTGTTTTTGGAGTAAAGAGCTCTTTTACGCTGGCCAGCAAACCTCTTACTCCTTTCGACTTATTTTTTCTTTTTTCTTTTCTGCTTAAACTTAAAAACATCATTCTTCTGTCGGCTTACCATGCTACGATAGCCGTTCATTTTACTGGCTCTGCTTTTACTCATGCCTCACACTCCTTTCGGTTTCTTACAGCGCTCAAATTCGTATACGAACACCCACGGGTTTGCATCCCAACCGTAACGATCAAGATCAGATTTCTTGATGGTTGAATCCCAAAGGTCATGAAACATACCTTTTACGAACTCGTCTCCGACGTATTTTAAAGGTTCTTCTTCAATTCCTTCTTTCACACACCCTTTTCCGTCAATATCCTGCAACCGCTCCACTCGCACGCCTGTAACTTTAAGCCAGATACGCGCAGCTTCTTTTGGCATGTGAATGGACGGATGGTATATCAGTTTTGATGATTCCTTAAATGTAGGCAAGTCTGCCAGCTTATCATAAGCCCTGTAAATATATGTTCCATCTTCATATCCTTCGCTCCATGTTTCCCGGACGTAAAGAATATCATCTACGCGATATGGCGGTTTCCATCTTCTTTTTAATTCTTCGTCCGTGATGCCATCTGGAAGTCTGTATTTATCTCCCCAACTTTCATGCGCTGTTTTACTCGGATATCCCCATGTGCCACAGTCACTCCCTGCGAATGTATAGCATAATCTGCTTTGTGGCTGTGGTTTTACAATTCTTCTCGTGCAACTCTTTCTCCCATCCAGAATCGCCCGAACCATTTCCGTGTTGAATAAAATCGGTAATTCTCTACTCATCCGAATCCTCCTTGTAACAGCAATATACGATTGGATTGGAAGTATCGCACTCACAGTTGTTATAATCAATATCTTCCAATGCTCTGTCTTTCGCAATTTGAATAGCCTCTGTTTCTGTGTCTGCCTCTATACCTTCATAGTCAATCGTAAGTTGTAATCCTACACTTGCATTCCATTTAGGCATCCGCTTCACCCACTTTCTCAAAATAGAACTTAATCGGTTCTCTGTTTTCCTGCACCATGCCATTGTATAAGTGCAAGTATGTTTCAAAATCATTCGGGTTCATTTTGTCCGAAAGAAAATCCAAGAAATCCTTATTTCGCAAGCATTCTTCCGGTGTGCCGATTGCACGGTATTGCTCGATTTCTTCAAGTGCATTGACTGCCATTTCAATCTCTTCTGGAAATGATGTTCCACTCTGTGCTCTGTAGCATTTCAAACATTCTATTGCTTCATTCTCTGTCATTCCTGAACCTCCAACAGTTCCGGATTATCAAATCTGTTACCATTAACTTCAATTGTGCTTCCATAGCATTCTTCAAACTCAGATTTGTGACCGTCTGCATCTTCAACATTCCAACACATATCCTCTTGATTCCAGATAATCTCGTAAAAAGCTCTTTCGTCAGAATCCCATACTATATCATGTTCAAACACCAGCTTTTTGTTCTTATCAGGCATTGCGGTGCACTGGCAGATAGTAGATGCATCTACAACACATCGGCAGAAGAAACCCAAACTATCCTTTGCGTAGAAATAATAACTTTCGTTGCCCTTTTTCGTGCAAAATGGGTATGACAGATATCCTTCCACCCATTCCCCATTATCAATCCGCTTGCCACGGGATAAAAATCTATTCTCCATGATTCTCTCCTTTCTCCGGATATACAAGCTTCAAATCATATCCGCTTGTAATAAATTTCAACGTCAATTCGTGATTGACTGCGTTTCCGAGTTTATCATAAATCCAGTACATATCCTCTTGCGTGAATTGTGTTCCGAGATATTCATTGTATCCAGAAAGAAGTGATTCCCTCCATTCTTTGTTTCTCTTCTCTTGGCGGTAAGGTTCTCCCTTTGCAAGTGGTCTGGAACACCACTCTAAAAGTTTACAGATAATATCTTTCTGTGTATTACAGTCTTTTGCTGTAAAATATACATTCCCTTTGTCTGATAAAATAAGTTCTCCAAATTGAGTAAGATAACTCTTCGGAAAGCATTTCATCACATTGAAAATTTCATTAAACATCCTTTTTCTCCATTTCTTTCAGCTTGGCTTCGGCTTCCTCTTGTGATAAAAACCAGGTTTCCTTGTACATTTTTTCTGACAGGATTCGGTCTGTAGCATATTCTCGATCCTTATCACACTCCATGTACCATCCTTTTTCTGTAAAAGTAATCAAGGCTACTTTCTGATGATAAGCTTTGTTGTTCTCCGGGTGCAGACTTAAAATATTTAATTCATAATTGATTTTGCTAGGAATTATATATACATCTGAGCCAATTCCACACGGCAACCGCAGAAGTAATCCCTGCTCCTCTGCATCCTCGTAATCCGCTAACTTCTCCATTGCGCAATAACCTTCTTCGCAGTTGGAA